TTTAAGTACTCCACTATCTAATCTTAGTCTTCTTAAATTACTATGCTTAAAGTACTCATCGTATTCATCTAGCAGTAGCGAGATAAAGCTCGGTTCAACGTATGTCTCCTTATCTGTAACGAACCTAGCTTTAATAGTACGTACGTTAGCATACGTATATAGTACTATACTATACTCTAGTAGACTAGTCTCATATTCATCCCACTCAAAATATTCTCGCGCATCATATCCTCTTAGTACTTTAGCATAGACGAGTTCAGTGATATGACTTCTGTCTATAAAAATCGGGACTGAGTGTTTGTCAAGGTGACTACGCAGAGAATTGTACATCCCTGCGTAGACACCGTTAACAAAGAGAGGTCCTCTCTCCGGCTTGAAAGGGTTCTTGATTACTACCGCACCTGGTAGCTTATCTTTCAGTCCATTGATTAGAGTAGACTTTCCAGTCTTATCACATCCCTCAACGAGGATCAGCATTATTTTTTTCGTTTCTTTGCCGGCTTTGCTTTCTTACGTGGAGCAGCTTTCTTGCGAGGTTTTTCTTCTTCCTCTTCTTCGTCTTCATCTTCTTCTTCGTCTTCATCTTCTTCTTCGTCGTCATCTTCTTCCTCATCGTCATCTTCTTCTTCCTCATCGTCCTCTTCCTCTTCTTCGTCATCGTCTTCTTCTTCGTCTTCTTCCTCGTCTTCATCTTCCTCATCCTCGTCTTCATCTTCTTCATCATCGTCTTCTTCTGGTTCAGGTTTTGCTTTCTTTTTTGATTTCTTCGCTGGCTTGAGATCTTCTTCTTCCATCTCTTCTTCCTCCTCTACATCAGCTTCTTCTTCTGGGAGTTCATCTGCTGGTGGATCATACTTTTTCAGCTTAACTTTCTTTCCCTTCCGTGGGAAGCGTTCGTTCATTAGCTCTGAGAGAGCTTTGCGAAGAACGCGAATGGACTTTTTTGTTGGACCGTGCTCATCAAAGTCATCAATAAGAGTCGTGACTGCCCAAGAGGTCTTAGTGACGAGACGTTCTTTAGTTGATTTTGCCATCTTGTTTTTAGGTCTCCGTGGAGACTTGATTAATTTTAAGTCTTTAAGATGTTGCTCTTCTTCTTTGAACAGTATGTTCCTGTCTGCAAGCAACTTTTTATTGTACGCTTGTTCCTCTTGAACGAGGTCCAAGATACTAGTCTTCTTCGTCATCGTCGTCAAGGTCATCGTCTAAGTCGTCATCATCGTCATCGTCGTCTTCGACAACTGCTTTCTTCTTTTTCTTTTTCTTGACAGTCTTCTTCTTTTTCTTCTTTGGCTTCTCGTCATAGTCATCGTCATCGACTGGGTCGAATGAGTAATCTGTGTCACCTGCTTCTCCTAAGCGAGTGATCTCAACGATTGTACCTGGCTCGATTTGTGCCATCTTCCGAAGAACTTTGGCTGACGAAGTCGATAGTTTCTTCTCATCTCCTTCGATATCAAAGAGGAAATGGAAGTTGTCTTTCTTATACTTCTCAGAGTAGACTGTATCATAGCCTACATACTCGCCTATTACTGATTCACCTGTTACTAACTTGATAAAAGATGAACCTTCTTTCGAGGCTTTGAGAAGCTTCTTGTCTAAGTATTTTTTAGCCATAGTAATTCTCGATAGAGTTTACTTAGATAGGCTAGATCGTCTGTCGTTTTCTTTGCTGCAGCTGACGATCTTCTCGCATAACCCGGGTGATGGATCCCAACGAGAAGACATCGTCGGGTACCAAACCTCTTACGCTTTGGTAAATGCATCTGCTTAACTGCGAAGAACTCTTGCACGATCTTGCCCAATAGTACAACTAGCATCGGTCTCACTTGTATAATCTCAAACCGTAGATCACGGCGGAAGCGATCACGTAGTGCTGGTCCAAGTGTACCATTCTTATCTCCAATGATTGAAGTCTTGGAGAGATGTGTGAAGAAGTAATCTCTTGGACTCAGATCAACCTTCTTCAATTGTCTGTTAAAGAACTGCTCAAAGTTTTTCCTATCATTTAACTTTGCTGGACATAAGCTAACAAACATTATCTTACCAACTTCTCCAACGCCAACTACTGCAGGATTACTTATCATCCTATACGGATAGTATAAGTCCTCAGCAAGGTCATCGTAGAATTCTTTAAGGCGCTTGGTCATTGATCTCAAATCTCGTTGTCCTTGAGTTAAAGCGTAGACGTACTGCACCAGTCTCTCCTTTTCTATTCTTAGCAATATCTAAGAAAGCATTCTCTCTGTGTTCCATTGAGAGACTACGATGTAGTAAGAATACAACATCTGCATCTGCTTCGATGTTACCAGAGTCTCTTAAGTCTTGCAGCTTTGGGTTACCGTGACCACGGCCCTCTGCTTTACGATTAAGTTGTGCTGGTGCTATCACTGGTATGTTTGTCATACGAGCGAGCATCTTGAGGTTCTTTGAGATGTTCCCAACACGATTCGCTTCTGATTTGTTTCTACCATCGTCTCGTAAGAACTGAAGGTAGTCTACGATAATCATGTCAACGTCTGACGTGATGAGATGCTGTTTTGTAACCTCAATCACTTCTGATGAAGTAGCTTTCGCTAACTCAACGATCGAGATCCCGAGTTTGTTAGCTCTGCGGTATGCTTTTGTTTGAAGCTCTTTCTTTAGCTTGCCTTGTATAATATCGCTGCAACGTTTTTTCGTTATAAAAGATAAGATCCTATCATATACATCAATAGAACTCATCTCAATAGAGAAAAACAGTATCTTAAAGTCTTTCAGTGCTGCATTATACGCAAGCGTTAGTGCCAGTGCTGTCTTTCCAACTGATGGCCTTGCTCCGATGACAATAAAGTCACCCTTCTTGAAACCACCATTTAACTTCCGATCGAGTTGCTCAAAGCCAGAAGGTACTCCTGACTCAAGACCGCCGCGTCTTCTCTTCATTACTTCCTTATGTTCTTTCGTAACATCGACAAGTGCTAAGACTTCTTGCTCAGTGTCTTCACGATGGTAAGTGACTCGACTTGCTATACTATCGTAGACTCCACGGAGTTCTTTGTTGCTTAGCGGCGGATCGTTTTGCTTGTTCCATTCTTTAACAGCTGGCCAAGCAATACGTTCCCAGAGTTTGTAACTTGTCTTTGTTAAGAAGAGACCACATACTTTAGCAGCAGTCTCATTACGGCTTCCTTCTGAGACTCCCTCGAGAGACTCTTCCCATTCATCAGTCTTAGCTTGCTTCTCTGCCTCTTTATAAAATAGCTTGACTGGGAACGGTGCTATCTTATTCCGAGCGAACCACTTGTATCTTTTGCCAGATTGATGTATTGATGGAGGAGCTACAACATAGCCTGAGTCGTTTCTTATATCAGTAAGTTCTCTGACTCTTACCTTATTCTTGAAGCGTTCAGAGTATTGATAATAAAAATGAAACCCACCTCCACCTGTCTTACAAGTAAGAGTCTCAGGATAACCATCTGTCTCTCCATCTTTCTCAACGTCGACGACAGTTAAGTTTGAGATCTCTCCAGTGATGATAGCAAGATTAGCATCGGGATATTCTGACCACCATTCTTTGATCTGCTCTTTCGTTGGGAGAGTTTTCGTATACTTCTTCCACGGAAAGATTGGCTTCTTGTTCTCACCGACTGGAATAACAGAGAGACCTTTGCTGCGATAGTTTAGAGCAGCCTTGAGCATTCTCTTTGTGTTTTTAGTCATTCAGCTTTCGTAAAAGTTCTGGATCAAGGTTCTTCTCGCCACCGTTTTGCTGGCGTTCCTTTCTCCAACGAACTTCTTTACGGAGGAACGTCCGATAACGACTCTTCGTATTGCCATCTTGAATGTGCTTCTTCTTCAGCCAGTCAGACATCTTCTCTGCTTGTTGTACCATCTCTTTCAGAGTTAGATGTTCTTTATACTCTGCGAGTAAGCTATCTAGCCATGCTTGATCTTTATCAGTAAAGTCAAGTATTGCTGAAATCTTCTTACAGGTTTTCGGATATACGATCTTAACTTGATTGAAGGTATTCTCAGAGAGTAGGACTATTGCTTCGTCTTCGCGAGTAAGTAAGAACTTTACATTCTTGATGCCAACCCTCTTGAGAGCACGTTTAAGATTGTTTTTGTCGATCATCTGTCCTCAGTGCAGCTCGATACGAAGATAGCAATTGCTCAAGCCCCTTTAGTCGTAGCTTTAGTTTCGCCTCCCTGATCCCGTTCTCTGAGTGTTTCCAGATCTCCCTGGCTTTTTTGGGGCTCACTCCGTCCCCCACTAGATCGATCTTCTTTTCGTGTAGCTTTGCCAGCTTGATTGTTATCTTTGCGTATCTCTCCGCTGTTTTTACGAGCTTTGTTTTTAGCACTTCTTCGTTCATACCGCAATTTTTTATCAAGGTGAGCGAGCACATCCTTACCCTGTATCGAGTAAGCATTCTTCAATCTAATGTGTTTCAGCTTACCGTCTTTACAAAGCTGTGTCCAATATGCTTTTGATTTGATTGGGAGATATCCTGCTTGTGCAACTCTTACAAGTGCACCGATCGAATACCATTTGTCTGATTGTATTGGTTCTATTTTGTTCATACGTTTAGTAGCTTTTCATAACGGAAGCAATCACAATAAGCTTTCTCACCGTGACTTCGTTTGAATTGTTTTTTCTCGACCTTTACTGCGATCTCGTTAATTAGATCAACGAGCTCACCAAGTTGTGTTAATGTACGATGAGTCTCTAGTACCTGGATCGGATTAGTCTTGCGTCGTTTCAGAAAGACAATATAGACAAAGCTTTTTGGTAGTCTCCTATAAGTTAGATAGTACCATAAATAGTACATCGTTGGTTGCAACGACTCATCGACTGTTGCTTGCTTATAGGTTTTACCACTCGTCTTATAGTCTCCGAACCTGCCATCCTCGAGAATGAAGTCTACAATACCTGTCATCCATCTCACTTTGACTCGGTCGTGAGTAATAGGATGACGCAACCTTCTTCTAAAGTAACGCTCTGTTGATACGACTTCGTAGTCCTTTAGAATTCCGGTCTCTCGTTCTTCGACGAAGTGGTCGAGTAAACGAAAGCCGTTCTCTAAGTTGGTTTCATAGACATCATCTGCTTGTCTTGTAGATAATTCTCTCCCGAACCGATCGAAGTAATCAATCTTATCAGGTTCAAAGTTATCTTCAAAAACTTCGAGTGGATCGTCTCCGTTCTTTTCGTAGAGCTCTACTGCTTTATGTATTGCTCCACCGAAGACTAACGGTATTGGTCTTTCAGCGACTCTTATACCAAGAACGTGTCGATAATAGAAGAGAAGCGGACACTTCAAGTAATCCTTGATCCCTGAGTGGCTTATCTTTTCGAGCATTTACTTGTTCTTTAGTTGTTTACGTCGCTGTTTGTAGTGACGAGCCAAATGATTGTATTGCTTAGTTGAATAAGTTCCTTTTTCTTTAGCAGTACGTAATTGACTCCTCACCTTCTTTAACTCTGCAAGACTAGACGCCATCGTAATGTCGTTGAAGAGTGGCATGATCTTCTCGAATGATTTTTTACTAAGACCTTTGCCTTTCTCCTTCGAAACAGGATCTTGAACTGCACCTTCGATCTTAGCGATCTCAGTCTCGATGATGTATTTAGCCTTCTCTGAGAGCAATGAATGAACTTCATTCGCGTGTTCAATTGAAACGTCTTTAGCCTCGAAGATAGCGTGAACATCAGTGGTTTCAAATTGAAGACCACCGTGAGCATGCATGTTCAGTTTTCTAATGTACCCTGCTTTGACATTGACTTTTAGCTTATCGATCGTGGCTCCTAAGTCTTTAGCCATAGTCTTGAGAGTTAGTCTTTCTTAGCTTTTCTTTCACGGCGAGCTTTAGCACGAGCTTTACGTGCTTCTTTTTGCTCAGCTGTGAGCCCGTCTTCTTGCTTGGTCTTCTTGACTTTCTTAGTTTTCTTAGCTTTCTTCTCCTTCTTTTCTTTAACGGGTTTGTTTGGTTTCTCCTTTACTGGACGTAGCCCAGCAAACTTGGAGACGATGTATTGATCACCGTCTTTCATCTCGTTCTTCTGCTTGCGCAGTTTTGGTTTGTTGTCTCCTGAAGCAACTACTTTGCCAGAGACTTTGTGAACGATGTGGAACTTGCCGTTGCCAGTTCCATTTTTCTTTTTAGCCATAGTGTCTGTTGGTTAAATGTTTCTTAATAATATTCGACCTTTATATCTAAAGAGATGTGCTAGTAGTGTAATACTACTATTTTTCTCTCTAAAGTTAAACTAGGTACTGTTTTGGCTCCTATACGACTTCTTATGGTACTCTTTTAAATAGCCATAATACAAACAGGTATAACACTGAACAAAGTAACGTCCTTCGTTCAGTAGTATCACTGCTTCTGCGTGACATTTTGGACAAGGTATCTTTTTACCCAGCAGCACTGTCATACTTTTTTGTTTCCCCGATTGAGATCCCTTGCAGAAAAAGAACCCTTAGCTCGTCACTTTTACTGACAGCGTCTGCAATAAGAGCGATGAGGTCTTTTCTTTTCCCAGTTGTTTGTATCGTTGAGTGGTCTGCGTCTCTCTCAAGAAAGAGAGTTGCTACAGGCTCATCGAGACGACTTAGTTCTAACATAGCTTCGCGTCTTTAATTATTAAGTGAGGTGCAGTCGAATGATTCTCCTAAACGGAAAGTCGAGCCAGGGCCAGTGCGATCGTTTCAGAGATTCTTTTGCTTGTCGTCGACTGCACGTCACTTAAAAATTACTCTCCAGATGAATGGTACAACGCTCCAGATGCAATAGAAATACATCAGAAAGACGATCATCATCCAGAACCAGTCTCCTCTGTTGTAAAGTCTCTTACTCATAAGCTTCGAAGATCGCTCGAAGTATAACTGCTAAGATGAAGCCGAATAGTACTCCGATGATCAATGTGTGAATACAGAACATTGTTATATTTTAATTCTCTTGTTGCCCTCCCCCTCATTCTAGAACTGAGCTTAGGTTCCGGACTCTCGCAGCCAGAACAGGGAGGGTAACAAAAGAACTAACTCATTGCTGACTACCACCTATATGAGGAAGTAAAGAGCACGTCGCTTGAGTGAAGCGAAGAAGGTATAGCTTATGACATCTATTTAGCCCAGATGATAGTCAGCCGAGAGTTAATACTTCTTAAGTCCGAGTTTACCTGCATCAATCAAAAAATTGACACTCTCCTCGAGTTCTTGTATCTTCTCCCTGTTTCTAGCAGCAGTTGAGTTTGTTCCGTGAAAGAACGTTGGTAAGCCTTGGAGATAGTCTCTTCGGATACGAAGGATCTTTATGAGGAACTTCAATCTGCCTTTGCTAATCTCGATTTGCATACGTCTTTCGGTATGTCAGTGTGAGTAGTCCAAAAGGAGTTTCCTCTTTGAAAGACAGCCTCAACTCTGACACAACCATTTTTAATTGGTATCGGTGGCTGGTAGATCCAAGCAGTACGACGTTCTTTACGTGAATACCGTTGGATCCATCGACCTTTAGCTTTATTGTGAACACTAATCACTTTATACAGTGTTCGTTGTCTCCTTTTCTTAGTACCCATGATTTCCAGGTTGATTTAGTTTGTGCGATAGTCGATTGAGACGATTCTTTGGGATTGTCTTTCCATCGAGTCTTATGTCGTTGTTCTTCTCACCTCCGATAAAGTGAGCTTTGCCACTTCGCCAGATTTTACGAAGGCGTTCATCAGTGGGCATGAACAAATCCCACGGCGGTAAATGTTTGCGGACGCGTTCGTCAATCTCAGCTTGTTCCTTAGCAATACGATCTCTGTTCCATCGAGCAGAGAATCCTTTGCCTCGGCCAACTTTGCTTTTGACTGAACCATGACGTCCCTCGCCGGGTTTGAACTTACTCACTTTGTAGTCTGTTCTGTTCTTCATAGTCTTCTGCTTTTTACGAAGTCGACTCTTTGTCTCGTTTTCTTCGACTATCTCACCTGTTGATTTGTTGATGAGATAATACATACGCGAGAGTTAATTATTAAATAACATCTTTGCTACTCTCCTCAAGGAACAAGTTGCCTTGTCTCCCCATGCTTGTAGTGAGAAGAGTAGCCGAGAGTTACTCAACTCTTCTAAGCTCCCATCGAGCTAGAAGTTCGTAGTCTTCATTCTTTTTGAAGATGTCTACGTAATGACAACCTTCTCGAGTCATCATCTCGACTGCGTCGAGAAGAGCATCTCTTAAGGTCTTTCTATTCGCTCCTCCTTCACCAGGATAGCCTGGGAAATGACCGAAGGATTGATAGAAGATTTGTTCGTCTGCCATACTCGTCTTTAGTGAATTAAACATCACAGTCACAGTTCTTAGATTTAAGAACTTCGATCTGCTCAGGAAGTGTTTGCCATTCTCTGAGCGTTTCAACTCTGTGCTTAACGTGTATCTTCGGCAGTGGCTTTGGGCAATAGCCCCTACGACACATCTCTGCTCGAATTGCACATAAGCGATACCAGAGCCTGACTGGTGCGTCTTCAAACTCTTTGACAGCAGGATGATTGCGATAGCCACTCTTGTTATTCACAATAATTGAATAACATCCGAGAGCCTCTCTCCAAACTGCTAAGAGATGTTGACGGCAGAGCTTCGGAATTAGCTCTTCGTGCCAGATTCTCATACGTGCTCTTTAATTGTTAGGAACAGTTTAATTATATAAAATTTGTAAAACTTTGTAAACGTTGACTTGTTAATAACTTTTTGCTGTCCACCTCGAGCAAGATGAACAGCCGAGAGTTATCTAACGTCTACATACTTCATACAGGTCTGTAGAAGATGGTCATAGTCTCCTGATGTCGCTTCACTCATAAAAGCTTTTAGCTCTTCATCAGTTGCTCCTGCTCTCTTCATACCTCTGCGAACATTGCCGAGGATAGCAAAAGCATTACCATCATTTCCTGTAAGCTGAATTGTAGGCTTCTCGTAAGATAAAGTTAACTCACTCATTTACTCTCACCTCCTTTCTGTCTGGAGATGAAGTCGCCGTCGAATGCTTCTCTCATACCACAATCACTGCAAATGTCTCCGTGCTCATAGCGAGAAAGTGCAGGAAAGCCTGTAAAGACTTTCAAGCAACCTGGACACGTTCGCTTCTTGTGTACGAGAGTCACAACTTTGGCATCTTCGTAAAGCTCGTCAAATGCACCGTGCTGGTTGTCATTATTAACGAGCTCCTCATACACTTGTTTCTGAATCGCGTCGTAGTCGAACTCGTCTTCTACGTCAAGAGTCAGTTCGTAGTGTATGGTGACTTTTACTTTCGCCATACGTGCTCTTTAATTGTTAAGAACTCATTGCACTCTCCCATCAGCGGGAGGTGAGAATTGATAGCCACAGCCTCCTCCCTAGCCAAGGCTTCCGTTAGATGAGAGAGCACCGAGAGTTCTAAAGCCCCTCTTTGTCTTTAATCTCCTCGAGTATCTCGAGTGCGAGATTGGCTGACATGTCTTCACGATTGATACGCCTGTCAGCAATAGCGTAGACATCGATGTCAAGGTACTCACATACCTTTTGCATTGATAATGAAAGAATGACGTCTGTCAATTCTTGATAGACATTCCAGCAGTCGTCACAATACTGTGGCTTTGCACTGCTTCCTTCAGCAAGGCAAACTGTTTTACCACAATTTGCACATTGCCAGAGGTCATCTTTCGTACCAATACAGATTGAATGATTGCGGCTCTCACAACCAGGTATTCTGTAAGGCATACGCGTGCTCTTAATTTGTTAGGAACTCATTGCTGCTCACTACAGACGTAATGAACAGCCGAGAGTTAGTTATGTCTCGCTATCATACCTAGCTCACTCGCTGTTGCTTTATACAACGCAGCATAAATATCGTCCTCAAGCGTTGCAGGATTGATTTCCTCGTCGGAACGTTCTTTAATCAAACGGTCGACGTGCTCAGGAACGACGTTTGCAACGTACTCATCATACTGTTTAACAGCGTGGTACGCAATTGCGTCTGCAACCATCGAGACAGCTACCTCGAGACTAACTTTTTTCGAGTCTGTCATCATTTATTCTTAATAATAAGAACTTTACTGAAGCCGAGGTCGTATTGAAGTCGGCTTCAGTCGAGAGTTATTATTTAGTAGCTCCCGTGACTTCAGGTAATGGTTTGCGAGGTTTTCTGCGTTTCCCTTTGCCCCCCTTCATATTCGTGCCCTGCTTCGTCTTGGGCTGAAGGGCATTCTTGCGTTCAGAGAGAGAGCTGAACTTGGTAACGATTGCTTCGGTACCTTCTTCAGCGAGCTTCCTCTGTAACCTTCTCATTCTCCCTCGTTTACCTGTGTCTAAAACTTTGCCCGAGTCGAGATTAATTAAGAATCGGACAGCTGTTTTTGCTTCACTCATAATTTTGCGAGAGTTAATTATTATGTCAGCGTTTGAGCTGTGATGTAAAGTGCGATTTTGATTGGTACAGTTTCATAATATCACATTTTAAAAAGATTGTAAATGGTTCAGCTGTTAATAACTCACTTCTCGCTGTAATGTTGCAGCAAATAAATTATTTATTTTTTATCATTTTGCTCCTCGTTTTCACTCGATTTTTATGCGTTTTCAAGCCTTGATTTGCGAGATTAATATTTTACAAATGTTGCATTTTATATTATAATTAAATTAATCATTTTACTAGCGTTTTCCGAGAGTGTGCTGTAAAGGGAGCGCAGGTTATGAGGAGTGTAGAGCAGGACGTTGATACTGAAGAACAAGCAACTAATGTCACAGTGTTCTCTCTAGTATCATTTCCCTGCTCTTACACGCTCACATACGCACACGTAGCGTACGTAGAGAAGGACGTATACTATACTAGTACTATACTATACTATACTATACTATACTATACTGTACGTATACTATACGTAGTCTATAGAAGACAATGATACGTGTAGAATAAAAGAAAAATAATTCCTATAGAACGTATACAGTAGAGGACTAGTAGTAGACTAATAGCTATAGACTAACGATAACGATAATGATAAAGCGCTTAGGCGCATTCGCTCGTGCTCGCACGTGAACGATGCTATACGTCAGAAGCTGCTCCAGGACGCCTTCAGACTCTGACACAAGCCAAACGTAACGTTCAGACCTTCAGACACGGGCACGCTCTCGCTCGTCAGCGCTCGCACACAAACGCGCTCACGGGCATAAAACGCCACCGTCGTATATAAACATATACGTTGACGTAATAGAACAGGCGCGTACGAATTTTTTCTAGTGCGTACAGGAGTATACATGACATACGTTACGTTCAGACATTCCTATGAAACTAACATCAAATCAGAAAAGAATTCTCTCACTTCTCAATGATGGCTGGGAGATCAGAACAACTAACATACGAGGTTCACGCAGTTACTGGCTACATCATGACGATCAACGTCTCGCTGAGACATTGACATACAAAACCTTCTATTCATTGTTAGACAGAGGGTTTCTAAAAATTAAGCCTTCAGATCGTATAGACGTGAAGGCGTACGAGCTCGATCGGAAGGGAGTTCGTCAACAACAGATCGAACAAGCAGTACGCTATGCCGTCAAGAAGGCAAGGAAGACAATATGAACTTTGGCAGACTTAAACAAAGCCAAGCACAAAAGAGCAAGGACATCAACAACCTTCTAAAGGACAAGAAGGTCAAAGAGAACCAAGCTAAGATGAAGGCACTGATGGAAGACATTGACAATGTAGTAAGGAACCACCAGATTCCGCTCATTGCAGTGATAGAGGTATTTGGCCAGCTATCAGAAGCCTATCAAAGGTATGCTCTTCTAAACTCTACTCTACAGAGGGCTCCGGGGGAACACCCCATAGATGGGCCAAAAGAACAGAAGACCTCATAGAGAATTTTATGATCAAGATCGAGAAATTAAAAGTGTATGCAGTCGTCGCAGATGTTGTAGTTAACAACCTGATCTACAATCATCTTCACGTCGGCTTATCCTATACCCTCGACGAAGCATTGAATGAGATGGAAGCCGTTATCAAACGCGATCCATTTTTTTCCAAGTATCAGAGGATCCAACCTGCATACCACACTACACTCAGCATAACCGAGATTTTACAGCACATCGGACTTACAGGTGAGTCAAGAAGATCTGATTTATTAAAACTCCTGATCAAGGAAGGAGACGAACAGTTGACGAAGCGTCTCTCACCTTACCTGAAACCATTTGAGCTTCAGTACATCAGGGAGAAGACAAATGACAAGAAGACTTCGAAAAAACAATCTTCGCCGAAGCCGTCGCATTCATAAGGAAGCCTTGCTTAATGGAAGAGAAGAGGAAAGCCCTATCAAGTTGCCACAAGCAAAGAAGGACGAGATGTCTAAGCTTGAGAAGTTAGCAGACAAACATAGACGTCAGCGGGCAAGGTTTACTCCAGAAGAGACTGATCCAGTCAGAAAGGGTCGTCTCAAGTCAAAAGCATACGACGTATTCAAGATCCAGTCATGGCCGAAGAAGATGACTAAAGCTTTCTCAGAGGGAGCATCTCTCGAGGAAGTCTTAATGATGCTAGGTCTTACAAAGAAGATGCATCGCTTTCTCATCGATCGAGCAGAGAGTGCAAAGAGACAAGACATTCGTGAGAAGTGTGCAGAGTATCGTAAGACTGTCAATCATGGTCTTGAGCTTGCAGAAGCATGGTGGATGAAGCTAGGAAGACAGGGAGTCCACATGGGCAAGTTCTTCAATACTGCGTTGTTTGCTCAGAACATGAGAAATCGATATGGCTGGTCAGACAAACAAGGCGGTTCAGAAAGCGAAGAGTCTCTCAGATCAATCCAGCAGTCTATGGCAAAGATCGCTGGACTTGGGAAAGAAGTAAAACCAACTGAAGAGACACCGAGAACTAGGATGCCAGTCAAGATTGAGAAGGGTATCATGGTTCCAACAAAAGAAGTTAATGACGCATAATATGCAGACAGACTATCTTTATCCAGATCCAACAAAAGTAGACTTCGATGTCTTCGGAGGTACTTTGAAGATCAACAACTCTGATGACGAACTCAAAGAGATCATTCAACAAGAGTATCGTGAACTACAAGAAGATCCAACCTGGAACATGGTTGCTTCGATGTTTGTGACAGACCAGCAAGAGACATTCTTCTTAACTCCTGCTGAGACTCTGATCTTCAAAAGTATTTTCCAAAGACTTTATCCGAGAATGTTGATTGTCTCGAGTACTCAGTACGGGAAGACAATTACAATAGCAATGGCTTTACTAGCAAGGATCGCAGTATTCCCTGAGGACTGGCTAGTGATTGTACCAGACTCTAAACGTGGTAAGCTACTCATCAATTACATTATCAAAGCGACATCGGAAAACGCATACTTCAAAGGAAAGCTTACTGGAGTCAGAAACAAAAGCAGAGATGCTATGAATCGATTACTCGAAGAGAAGTCGAAGGTGAAGTTGACGTATCAAATCTTGTCTGAAGACAATGTTGCAAGATATGGCTCAGTAGAGATTGTATCTTGTGAAGCTCATAGAGTTAATGAAGCGATCAACGCTGTTATGGGATTTGGAGGAAGAAACGTTGTCTCAGATGAGTCATCATTGATCTCCAATGAAATCGAAGCTGGTGTGTTCAGAATGTTAGCTGGTAAAGGCGAAGACACTTGCTACGTAAAAATTGGAAACCCATTTGCTCGTAATCACTTCTATCAATCTTTCAAAGACACGAAGTATAAGAAGATTTTTATCGATGAGAGAATCGGTTTAGCAGATGGACAATATAACAAACCGTTTCTAGAAGAGGCTGCAGAACGGCCTCTCTATTCGATTCTCTTTCAATGCCAATTCCCTGAGGAGGAGGCAGTCGATGCAGATGGTTACTCTCCACTTGTTTTAGAAGAAAATCTAAACAAAGCTTTGAAGCCACAAGTTCAACTCTTTGGAGAGTTACGTCTTGGCATTGACTCTGCAGGAGAAGGACGAGACTATTCAACTCTTGTGCTCCGTGGCTCAAATGCTGCGAAAGTCTTATGGAGAAAGAGAACGATTGATACAATGCTGATCTATTCTCAAGCATGTCATTTTATCGATGCTTTCAATATTGATCCGAGAAACGTCTTCGTTGATGCCATTGGAATTGGTAAGGGAGTATACGATCGACTTGCTCAGACATACAAAGGTATTGTCTCAGTCAAGGGTTCTAACTCTCCAGAGAGATCGAAAGACTCGCAAGACTTTAAGAATGCTAGGGCACAAATGCATTGGAGAGCAGCTCTCGCATTGACAGCTGGAATGGAGCTTGAACATGATCGAAGCTGGGAAGAAGTCTTACAAGTCAAGTATTCGACAGAGAAAGGAATACTTCAGATCATGTCTAAGAAGGAGATGAGAAAGAGACGTATTAAATCACCAGACACCTGGGATGCCTTTGCTTTAACGTTCGCTAGAGAAACAATTGTCAGACCAAGAGCTGACGACGCTGAGAAGAATTTTATGAAGCAGATGAAAGCAAAGAGAAGAAAACGTGTTAGCAAAAGCTTTAGAAAGGTGCCTTATTAAAGTATGCCATCTAAAATCAAAGTAAGAGTAGAAGACGAAAAGTTCTTACAGCAAGATACAAGAAAGAACCAGCAACTGAAACCAGGCGAGAAAATCAAAGATCTTCATATCATGGTAAAGAAGTCGAAGCAGACTGCACATGAAGAAGATTATGTTGCTGACAGAGTTGAAGAGATTCGAGTTATGAAGGACCAACGAGACAAGCCATCAGAGTTGTTAGGTCAGGGAGAGAACCAAACTCAACTCAAGCCAGAGCAATACTGGAGAGAGAGTCACAAGAGAGTTAATTCGATCTCTGAGAAACCTGATTACAAAGATGATTGGCAAGCAGATGTCTTCGATCCAGTAACTCGAAACAAAATGCTAGCAGTCCTCGCTCGTCTTGCTGCTCAACGTATCATGGTCCGTTTCCGGGACGCCGAAGGCTTTGATTCGAAAACACCGAAAGTCATAACAAACCTATACGAGAACTCAGCAAGAGGTAAGTATGGGGTTGGCAGCGAAGAGATCCTTCTCTTCTATACAATGTTTGAAGCTGCGATCAAAGGTGCAGCTCTTCGAGAGGAGGGATATTACGAAGGGCGACGTCGAGTTAAAACTTCTAGATCTCGCAGAGGGAATTGGAAGTATAAGTCAATCTATGACTATGAAGATGTCATGAGTTGGCTTATACCGATCGAGAGTTTTGTCCCAGGCGATATAACGAAACTCTCAGTTCAAGAGATGGGTCGAGCTGCTATTGAGTTGTTACCAGACTTCGACACATTTAAAAAAGAATACGCAGATTATTCGAATATCCATAAAGTACAGCCACTCTCAGCATATCAACAGTCTGAAGTAAAAACATTTGGACTCCCACACGGTGCTGAGGCTGGCGATAAAGTTATTGTTCGAAAGTATTGGAATATCCTGACAGACACATTCGATGTGATGGCAAATAACATCTTGCTGACAGAGCCAGAGAATCCGTTATCTAAGACATACGTTCATGGACAGATACCATTACATCTAACCAGATTTGAACCTCTCAGTGTGAACTACTATCTCGGAATGAGCTTACCGTTTAAGTTAGCATCGTTTCAAGATATGACAAATGCAATTTGGAATATGACTCTCGACCAGATGTTCATTGCATTGAAGTCTCCGATCTTTAATGCATCTGGTTCTGACATCGATCTAGATTGGTTATATCCTGCAAACGTAATTGACTTAGACCAAGGTACAGATCTAAACTCAATTAGAGAGTTCAAGATCTCTCCACAGACAAACTTCTCGACTGGGCTATTAAATGTGATGCAACAACGGATGAATGAGTCAACATCAACTGGACATGAACAATCAGGTATTGCTGGAGCAGGTCGTGTAAGAACAGCTGAAGAAGTTGCTACTGCAAGACAAGCTTCGTTAGAGATTATGGGTTTGTTTCTAAAACAGATGGAGTGGGCTGAAGAAGCAAGACTTGAACAAAGAGCTAAGAATTTACTATACTATTATTCAAAAAGACTAAAGTCAACTGGTAAGCATCGCAAGGTTGTAGTTGAGAACGTTAGACTTCTAAATGATGCTCTTGGAAAGATGGAGATTAATATTCGTCAGAACCCAAGACCACAAGAGCAACTTAACGTTCTAAATGAGAGAACAGAAGAGAACTCACAAGTTGTTGATATTAAGCCATCAGCAATTCGTAATGCAAAGATCGTTGCTGAACTTGTTCCGAACTCATCTCTCAAAGAAACTGAGAGAGAAAAGAAAGAGAATGAGATTGCTTGGAGAAAACTTACTGGTGAAGATCCGATGGTTAATCAAGAAGAATCTCTCAAAGCTCTTGCAGAAGTCTATGGGAAAGATCCATCAAAAGTTATTAAGAGCCAACCAGCTCTGAGTGCTTTAGATCAAATACCAGGACAACAAGGTCAAGGAGGACAGAAGCTCGATCCAAATAATTTGAAGAGAGCGATTAATCAATCAGAGAAAGTAATACCAAATGAAGGTATATAAAACAATTACTCGGCCAATCAGAACATTGATGATCTGGTTGTTATTCAAGCTTCTTCGAGTTGATGCATATACACAGAACATGTATTTGTTCGAAGATCTTCCGAAGTTAGCAGAGAGTGAGAAAGCAATTGCACAAACGAACTTGGCCAAGTATAATCAAACAAAAGCGTTGGCTACTGCTTATGCCAATGTTAAATATAGAGAAGTCCTTTATTACGAGATCCTTAGCATGCAACGTAAAAATGTTACAACGCTAGATCCTGATAAGCGAGATGTTCAGGCCGGAGCTCTCTTGTTTATCTTAAAGCATCTAGATGACATGAAGAAGGCATGGGAAGGTCTCAGGAAGAGTGGACGACTCAACAATGATAAAGCATTAAGAAAAATCCTACGCTCGTTTCATTCAGATAATTCGGGCTAGGGAAAGAACATTTATGTTACCTGACAAGTTAACAAAAGACAAGATCTCTCCGGAGATCAACAAGGACAAAGAAGAAGAGAAGGTTATCGTCGGAAAGACAAGACGCTCTCGTGAAGACATCGAGAGAATCTTCGGCGAGAGCTATCTTCGAGAAGCTGGGATTGAACCCGGGAAAGAAGTTACAGAGGATCAAGCGAAGAAGCTGATCGGGCTTCTTACAGATCGCGAGCTAGCGAACTCTAAGAACCTCTCAAAAGTCATCGGTCAGAAGAGAGGCTATCGTTCAAAACTCGAGGCTGTCTTATTGACAGGCAAGAGAGACGATGACACCGACGACACTGATGACGACGAAAAGAAAAACAAAAACGAAGACAAAGCAATTGCAGTTGCTCGTCGCAGGGGTGCAAAGGAAGAATTAAAATCTATTCTTTCTGAGTTCAAAGACGAGGGCTTAGATGCAGATGAAGTTTATAAAAACATTCGGAAGCATTATTCTGAAGACGACGAAGACATTACGATCGAAGACTTCAGAAAACGAGTTAGGACTGCATTCAATCAAGCGTACCCCAAACTACACGAGGAGAGCATCATCTCTGCTAAGAAAAGGAAAGAAGCAGAAGATGAGAAGTTCGAAGGTGACAAGACTGGCAAGTCTTCAACCGGCTCTCCGAAGGGCAGGAAGACAACTGGTCGTCGGCTTGGTTTGGCCAATCCGAAAGACTGGTATTCTACAAAGTAGTCCATTTAATTAACCTACACATCTAGTGACACTATTATGTTTATTCCAGTTCAATTCGATAGTGGGCTAGTCTGTCGTCGTCCAGCGACTACAACTCAGACAATCGTTAAAGGTGATCTTTTGAAATGGTCATCTGGTTATCTGGTAGTTGCTGCTGATGGCGATGATGAAGCAGAGTATGTTGCAATGGAATCAGTTACTACAACTGCTACCGGACAGATGATCGAAGTTCTTCGTATCACTGATCAGGTATACTTCCATGCTACTGTAGATGCTACATTAGCGCAAGCTACTCACGTCGGAAACGACTACGACATCAAAGACAAAGCCACTATTGAACTCGGTGAGACTACTGACAAAGTATTCCACATCGAGGAAATCATAAGTGATACTGTCGCTGGAGGTCACTTTAATAAACCCGCATTAGCGTAAAGTTAAAATATGCCAATACGTCGCTCTGACTTCGATGCATTAACTGGTGATCTCCAAGATATCTTTGAAGAGACTTCAAACCTAGCGATCGCTCGCATGGGTGGTCTTGATCTGTTCGGAGTTCAGGAAACTGAACTTTATGACTATGTCATTCAGAACTTACATGGCCTGAAGGGTATTCGAAGAGTTGGCGATAGTGAGAATCTACCACGCATCGAAAACGTTGAGGGTGATCAACTTACTCTCACACAGAGACATTATGGTGCAATCGTACCTGTCTCAAAGGAAATGCGAAAGTTCGATCGATATGACAAAGCTTATGGAATGGTCGAAACCGTTGTCGACGAAGGTTGGAACGGAATTGATCAAACCATGGCTGATGTTCTATTGCAAGGATGGAGCACTTCCTATACAGACTACTGGGGAGACACTGTCGCCTCAGTTGGTCCGGATTCGTTGGCTTTGTTTAGTAAAGTCCACTCAAATCCAATTAACAGTAACACCTTTAATAACATCATGAACGATGGTACCAATGATAACCCATCATTGAGTCGTACTGCTGTCGTTCAGCAAATCGCTACCGCAAAGGTAATGAAGGATGTTAACAATCTCGTACGTCCAGTTCGTCTTGACACCGTGATTGTTCCTCCATCTCTTGAAGATGAGGCACGAAGGATACTGTACTCTGACAAGATCTCAGGCTCTGCTAACAATGATACCAACATGATGTTGCGTTCAATGAAGCTGATCGTTTGGGAACGGTTAGAGGCAGCTGCAGATGGAACCGATACTTCTGCATATTGGTTCATGTGTGATTCGCAATACGTTGCGAAGACACTGCGGCTCTTATTCGCAGAACGACCTTCTCTAGATCCGCCTGAAGAAGTATATGCTAACAAAGACTGGGAATACAGTGTTGATTTCTTCTACACTCTCGGTACTGGTTATCCGATGTACATCTTCGGATCGAACGGAACTAACTCCTAAGCTAATTAACGAGGGGGGAGGTACTCTCTCCCCTCTTATACTTTTACTTATGACAGCAATTGCTAAAGTAAATTGGCATCGCCTTCTTTCGCAAGATCGGTGTAAAGACATCGGTATTCCTTGGGAAGACAAGGAACTGCATGCAATCCATGAAGAGAAGGTTCCTCCAGCTTATGTTCGAGATGGCATCTTAACTCGTGACGAGTATGAAGAAGTCATTGAGAAAGAAGAGGTTGAAGGAAAACCACTCGAGCACATGTCGATGGGTGAACTCAGTACGAAAGCTGCTGAGCTCGGAGTTGAGATACTCTCTCCGAATGCTTCTCGTCATGCGTACATGGAAGCAATCAGGAAGAAAGAAGCTGGTGAAGACGAGGAAGAAGAGGAAGAAGAGGAAGAAGCTGATGAAGAAGAAGTTGAAGAGGAAGAAGAAGTTGAAGAGGAAGAAGAAGTTGAAGCGGATGAGGTACCAAAAAAGAAAGCCGACGCAAAAAAGAAGTCGGATGCCAAGAAAACTAAGCGAACTCGTCGAGCACGAGCTCGCAAATAATAAAGTAAGCTACGTATGAAAAAACAACTACGGGCCTATGCTCCAGTATTACTCGGAGCATTAGCAATCGCGCTTGTAGCTACTGTTTCCTACGGTATAGCTCAGGAGTTACCACTCTCACCGAAGTCAGTAAACATCGAACATGTTGAGAACTTGACAATGGTTGTCAATGGTTCAGCAGACGATGCAATGGGCTTCACTGGTGGAGGTACGACTGGTTTAGATACTCTAGCATTGACAGCAGACTTAACTGTTGCTGATGATGCTACAGTCGGAGATGAACTAACAATCGACGATGCAACTATTACTTGTGTTGACCAGACAATGGCCGATGCAACGACTACAACTGTTGCTCTTCCTGCTACAGATCTATTTAGTTCTGGCAGCATGACAATTGTTAGTTTTACCTATAACCAAAATGGTGTTGCAACTTCTTCTGTTTCTTATGACTGCGGTGTAGCAGCAACTGCTTATACTTCATCTGACACTTTGATCGATGGATTAAGCGTTGCTACTTCTACTGCTGCTTATGAGACAGGAGACTACGGCACAAATGGTCGTATCAACCAAGCTCTTGACACTACCGAATATGTGACTTGTACTGCAACATTTACGAATGCTGCTTATGATGGTGCTTTACTTGATAATGATAACACTCATTCTGGTACTGCTACTGTCTGTGCAATTCAATAGATACATAGCTTCAAGTTAACAGAGGTCTGCCCACTCTTAGTTGGGTGGGCAGTCTCTCTGCAATTATCTATGAGAACACTCCAAACAATACTCATAGCTTATATCGCAGTTGCAATCTCATTCTTCGTCTTGCCTTTCAATGTGACAGATGAAGGACTCGATCAAGGGTTTACTGGTGGTGCTATCAGTAATAAGAGAATCGCAACTGCGTCTGCTACAAGTACATACATCTACTTAGAACCAGAGACTTCATCGACGACTGATAATTATGTTACGTCTTATGATCTCGAATTTTCTACAGCTGATCTCGAAGGTTTCGATATGAGACTGATCGCGATCGCAAGTACATCTGCAGAGATCGACTGGACATATTATTTTTCTGACGATGGAATTGATTGGTTCCCAGAAGATGGTACTACTGACTCATCTGATGTAGCGATGTCACATGGTGCTACTGCGTATGTTCATACATGGATTCCAACATCGGGATCTGTTCAAATGCATAACACAAAATATCCAACATCGCCAGCAGAGAAGCTGAGGGCTAGATTTACTAAAGTAACATTCTCGACTGATGTAGCGAGTTCAACTCTCTACGCCGAGATCGTAAGATAATGGCAATAGATAAATCAACGTATGACTCAGCAGCTTTCTCTGTAGCAAATGGTCAAACTAACAGAGATATCAAAGCTAATGAGGCATCAACATTTAACAATGTACCAGTCTATCGAAGACTTGAGTTACGAGTTGATGGTACAGTTACAATCAGACTCAGCTCAACTTCGAATGATGGTATTACAATTGGTGTCGAAGATAGTCCTTATGTTATTCCATTCGATGTAGAGGTAACAAACCTATATGTTACAAATGCATCTGGTGCAACTGTAAACATTAAACTACTCGGCACTGCATAGACTTATGTCGAAGAAAGATAAGCAAGATCGAGTCTATGAAGAATTAAATAGATCGATCAATAAAAAAGAAGTTCACCTCGAGAACTTACAGTCTCTCATCAAGGAGGCAGAAGAGGAAAAGACTTCTCTTGAAGAACAGATCCGTTCGAAGAGAGAAGTTAAAAGACATCTTAAAGCTGAGATTAAAGAGCTCGAGTCAAGTTTAAGTAATCTTGAGACACAGTTTAGTCGAACTAAGTTAACTCAAGAGAATGAACTGACTCAACTAAAATCTGAGAGAGCAACGCTTAGTGATAAACATTTAGATCTCAAAAAACGAATTGGAGAATTACGTCCGCAGGTTACTGAGAAGGAGAGAATACTTCAACGACTCAACGAGAAGATCACTGCCAAGAAAGATGAGCTAGCTATTCTTAAGAATCATCTTCAAACAGCAAGTACTCAACTCGAAAGCAGTCGTTCAAAGAATTCGTCTGTTTTAGAGAAAACATCGAATCTTCATGAAGAAGTAGCGATACTTGAAGAAAAGATCTCTAAGAAGTCAGACTATCTCTTGTTCCTAAAAGAGAAGAAAGAAAAGAGACGCAAAGCAATCTCAAAACTTGAGAAGAAACGAGACTCGATGTTAAAGGACGTCGAAGCACGAGAAAAGAAAGTTCGTAAGATTGAAGATGCTCTTGTCAAAAAAGAGAGTAGACTTGAACTCAAAGAAAAGAAACTTGTTGCACGTGAAAAGAATCTTAAGCCGATCGAGGAAGGTCTAAAGCTTCGTGCAGCAGAACTCGATGACTTAGCTAAAGCTGTCAAAGCTAAAGAAAAAATAATTAAGATGAGACAATAATATGTTTGGTTCAAATCAAGCAGTTAAAGTTATAGATGGCGATGGAAACGTTTCTGTCGTCTCTGTAATTGCAGGTTACATTGCTTCAGAGATTGATGCAAGTTCGCCTGCT